TTCTAAAGCCTTGAGCAAATCTCTTTGTTCAAGATACTCTAAAAACTCTTTTGCCGCATCCGATTCAGCATCGCGCATTTCGGTAGTCGGTTCGACATTAACCGTTTCAACATCACGTTTTGCGGTTGCCTTGCCAAAAATAGACGCGGCAATAGTCGCATCTTTTTTCGAAATCCCCGCTTCGCGCAGAGCTTTCTCAAATACTTTTAAATTAAATGAACCATCTTCGCGGAAATATTCTAGCTTGCTAATATTTGCCATCGGGTTGTTTGGGTTCATGACGATTGACACTTCAGCCAATCCACCTTTAGTAATGCTGAAATAACCATCTTCATCGGCATCAATGCCTGCTTGAAGCATATTACCTTCAGCATCTACCATTTCATATTCGTCTGCATATGCGCCAACAGAAACACCACCAACCATCATTGGCGATTCTTTCATGATCGTGTATAAATCTTTTCCTGCGCTTGTATTAACAAAGATATTGCCTTTGCCAATCATACCGTCATCGGTAAATTCAAACTCATCCCATTGACCAACAGGCATTGATTGATCGTTATGTTGGAAATACATTGGCAGTGGTTTACCCATTGCAGCAAATTCTTTTGCCCACTGTTTAAATGCTTCAGGCTGATAGTTAAACTTGCGACCGTCTGCACCTTCTCGCGCACCCCAAGTGGTAAGCATTGCTTCAATCTTGCCCATTGAATCCATTGATTCATCGGCAGATATGCCAAGCGCAACTTGGGATTCAAAAATAAATGTGACATTTTTAGTCATGGAAAATCACCTTTTTTTGTTTCATGCCATTTGCCTGCATTGGCTTTTTAACTCGCTTGTCCGCAGCTTGTTTTATTTTGTCGGCAATCTGTTTTTGCTTTGATTGCGATTGATTTGGTTTCATGCTTTGCCTGCTCTGCCAGTTTTACCAACTGCACTGGTATTGCCGCCGCCGCCTGTATCTTGTGGTGAACCTGCAAAGGGTTCTTGTTTGCTGCTAGATTTATTTAAACTGTTGGCAATACTATCATCAATTTCTGCAAGCCCCAAATACTTTCTTGCTTCATTAGGCGTAAAAATTCCTGCGTTGACACCCGCCACAGAATAATTCATTTGGTCAAGTGGCGCACCCTTTAAAAAGTTTTCGGTTTGGAATTGAATGTATAAGTTTGGAAATCCTTGTAACAAACTCATTTTTAATTTTTGTTCTATGTTAGTCAGCAATGGTGACATTGTGCTTTTATAGAATTCATCTAGCATTGATTGTGTATTGTTAAACTTACCTTCACCAACACTAATCATTTGTGGCGGTACACCAAACACGCCGCAAATTCGTTTCATAGTTTGTTCTTTCAACGCAGCTAAATCTGCATCCTGAATTGAAAGCATATCGACAGGCATATACTTCATGCCATTGTCTAGCAACATACCTTGACCGGGTTTTGATGGGTCAGTTGGTCTTGAACCTGTTAACTGTGACCAACCTTCTTTTAATCGTGCGGCAATCTCTTTATATTTTGAATCAGGAATAACTTGATCTGTGACAAACAAACCGCTTGGCTTTGCGCCGTTTTGCATAACGTAGTTTGCATATAAATCAATGTCTTGATCTAAGCCGACCAACTCCGCAAGCAATGTTCCTTTATTCCAACCGCCTGAACCTTGCCAACCCATTTCCATTAAATGAATTACTTGCCAATAATCTAGCGGTTGATTCTTTGAGAACCCATAGCTTGGTGATGACAGCACATACATTGGGTAACGTGTTTCTGTTAACTGTGTAGTGATTAAAGTTGCATCTAATACATACATCTCTAATGGCGTTTGATCTGATTTGGTTTGGTCTTTACGCCACAGCACTGTGTAGCATTCGCCTGCCATATCTAACCACATCGAGAACTGATACCAAAATTCGTATTGGCTTTGGAAGTTGTTTGGGTTGGTCAGTAAACTATAAACTTGCCGCGCCTTAATTTTATCTCTTGGAGTTGTAGAATCATGACAAGCATTAACGTAATTATCATCTTTGTCATAAGTCATTATCTGTATTGGCAACTGTGATAATGCTCTTGCCTTAACTGCTAAACAAGCCATGACCGTACTATTGCGTGACAGCACCGACATATCGACAATGCGCCCTGCTTGCGTTGCACTAGATGTGGTCACATACAGCATTTGCTGTAGTGCTTGTGCTGAACCTGTATTACGCAGCACATTATTACCAAGCGCAGTTTGCCCAAATAACGTATTAGATTCTTTTTGGTTCTTATTTTTTCTGTTAAAAATATCTAATAAAGCCATGATTTAACCCTCAAAATGTTCTGAATCCATACCCGCCATGATCTACTGGATGATCTAATGAACAATGCATGGCAATAATTAGCGCAATAATACCATCAACTTTCGCAGATTTATCTGCTTCATTCTTACGAATCTTTATGTTTCCGTTGACATCTTCATACACTTCGCAATTTCCTAGCTGCCAACCTAAGAATGGGTTGCCATCATGTTTAACATTCTTGCTTAAAATTAACTTTTCTAAATGCTTTGACGGGTTGCTTAATACCGCCATGCCCTGCCCAACTTTTTTAACTGGCATTGCTTGATCGTGTAATCGTGCAATCAAACTTGCTGCATTGTAGGCATCGTAACCAATCTCTTTAACATCATACTTACCTGCTTGCTGTTTAATGTATTCGCTAATCTCTCGATCATCCATTACATTGCCTTGTGTCAAATGCAATATTCCTGAATCTTTAGCGTTTCTAAATATATCGTGATAATGCTGCGGCACATGGTTTAATGCTTCTTCAGGTAAGAAAAATTTAAACTCTGCAAAGTAATCATCTTCACCAAATCGTTTCAATGTACAAACTGCATTTAAATCTCGCGTTGCTGCTAAGTCAAAACCAATAAACACAGCTTCAGGTTCTCTATCTTCTTTTGCTTTTGTGCATTCATCCCAATGGGTACGATCAAGCCATGCAGAGTTTGCGCTTACAAATACATTAAGAGTTTTACAAAGAAATTCATTTAGGGTTGCAGGTTTAAATTTAGCTTCATTCGCCCTTGCAACAATAGCTTCTTCAAATACAGATATGCCATGCATAGGGTTTGCCTTTGCCCATATCGTAGGATTCTGCCAATCATCTTGCGGGTCTAAGCCATACAACAAACCAAACCACTTAGGGTTGTCTGGTGCTTCGCCGGATAGCATGGTTTGCAACATCAACATATCTTCATGAAACTTTGTATCTTTAGTAAAACTGGCAGTGGTAATGTAAATGCGTAGTGGGTTCTTTCGCGCAACCATACCTGAATGCAAAACCTCAATTGAGTTTCTATCTATAATCTGTGCAGCTTCATCAACAATAGCGCATGATGGATTTAAACCATCGCCACTTTTTTTAGTATCACGCGACAATGCTTTAAACATTGATTGCGAATCGCCTATCTTTGTAATGTGGTGTTTTTGTACGTTATACAATTTCTGTACTTCTTGAGGCATTGATTCAATCAAACCTAATGCGCTAGTAAATACAATGCTTGCCTGATCTCTGCTTGTCGCTAGTGTATATACCTCAGAACCTTTTTCACCAAACATTAATTCATAAAGACCAATGACAGCAATCAAAGTAGATTTGCCTGCCTTGCGAGGAATGAAAACAATCACATCCGACACCATGCGCTTTGTCTTATCCTTCTTAGACCAAAAGCCATAGATGCCGCAGATTAGTAGGATTTGAAATGGTTCAAGTAAAAGTGGTTTGCCTGCATCCGCACCTTTAGCGTGTTTAAGTAAAGATGCAAATTGCAGGAAATGGTCAACTGCCGCAGGTTGAAACTCCCATTCCCATTCCTTGTTTTCTATTTGGTTTAAGAACCGTTGACACGCAAGCAATACATTACGACAAACTAGTATTTCACCCTTCACTACTTGTGTGGCGTAGATAACGCCATCTTGCCATTTCATTGTGGTTGCCAACCTTTAAGAAAGTCAGCCAGTGGTGAACTATCTTCTAACTTGTTTGCCGCTAATCTTGATTTAGGCGTTAGCCCTAATTCGTTCATTAGCTTGATGCAATTCTCCATTGCTTTATTTGCAATGCCGATATAAGGATTGGCGCACAATGTTTTGCCGTTATTTATTTCAACTACTAACGGTTGTTTGTCTTGCTCTGATCTTGCATCGATGTATGTCTGCATTTGATCTGCCAACATTGTTAGCGTGTGACGATCTTGGTCTGTGCCAATTCCGTAGATGTCAAAAAGATATTGTGCCGTTTCATCTACAAATCTTTGCTTGCTAAATGACGCAGGATTTTTTGCCCATTCAGCAAAGGGAATTCTGTTTTTTAATTTTTCAGGAATTAGGATTCCCGCATTCATTCCTCGACTGCCATGAACCGCATGAACTTCAGCAGGTAGTTTGTTGTTGGTTGCCATTTTTTTATTTGATAGTTTTTTTTAATATTGGAGAAAAGTTATCCACAGTCCGTAAAAGTTAATAACATGGGGTTGGTAAAACCTTAATCCCCCTCTCTTTTAACTCTCCCTGCGGAAGAGTGTCCCCTCGGCTGCTCTTGTCAAATTAGAAACATTTTAAGTTATTGACAAAAAATCGAGTTATCCACAGGTTATCCACAGCCCTGTGTATAAGTATGGTTTTTTATAATAGTTTAAGCCTATCATGTTATCTCTTTTGCATGATGCGTGTATAGTCAGAATCATAATAAATAATCACTCCATGTGCTGTGTAATGATTGTATTTACCCTTGCGTTCATCTTGTCCTTTTAATGTGTGACATGATTGGCACAAACTCTGAAAGATATTTGTTTTAAATCTGTCAATATCTCTATTGTGTGGGAACACATGATCAACCTGTTGTGCTGCGGTTATCTTGCCTTCATGCTTACATCTAACGCACAGTGGTTCACGACTAAGTTGCCTTGCTCTTATACTGTTCCATGCTTCTAGGTTATATAACCTTGCATTAGCTTTACCCTTCTCGCTTATGCCACCACCATGTTGTAAACAGAATGATGATCTGCCTGTCTTTTTATTGCGGCATCCATACTCTTTACATTCAGTATTCAGTGGTGCAATTGGCATATCACTATCTTGTAATGGTTGACGCTATAACGCCAACACAACTGGACATTGCCTTTTATGAGATACGGTTTAACCGTAGGGCTACCGACCGCCACTTTGGTCAGCGTTACAATGTCCATGTGTCTTGACGCTACTTGATTAATCCCCGCCATTCAAGATGTTGGAAATGACTATCATCATCCGATCTTGCTTCATGCGCTTTATGTGGTGTGGATGATATTAGCTTCCATACATCGCCATCCCAATAGCTGTAATGAGA